CTGGTGGTACAGATATATCCTTACCGCCTTCGACTCTGCTTGGCAATGCTCTCGGTCTTGAAGTATAGAGTGGGTCTCTTGCTATGTCGTAACCGTTAAGTATCCTTGATGTTTCGTTGATCGCATCGGCTCTTAATGGAGTAAGTTCATTAGTCCAGTCAGCAAGGCCAGTAAGCATTGAATCTTTTCTGACAATCTTAAGGACTTCTTTCAATTCAGCAAGACGATTAACTTTATCGTTACCCTGTGCATCTAGTGGGTAGTCGATAGTTTCCTTGCCAATAACCCAACCCTTTGTACTTAGTATAGCCTTAAGGTTTTCTGGACTCCTTGAATGAAGCTCTAATTTAACAAGGAAGTCTTTGGCTACTTTAATCTTCTTTCCGGCCAGAGTTATAGTAACCTCTTCTGCTATTTGGTCTGTGTCATTGAACCCTAACTGTTCAAATCTTTCTTCTGACCTGTCAATCCACTCGTCTATCTTCTCTGCCGTCTTGCGTTGTCCTTCGTGCAAGTCTGTGTCGAGAATCTTCTTGGTTATAGGCGAATTAGAATTAGTCGATAACTGAACAAGCGTATCGAGGTGGGAGTCGTCAAGTACTGTCAATTTCTTAGTGAACTCACCTGTCTTCTGTAACGCACCCTTCTCGGCAGTAAGCGGTTTGCCCTTCTTGGTCTTACGCTTAGCGGCAAATGTAGGTGCTATCTCCTTCTCAGTGATGGTCTTTAATGCGCCATCTAAAGGTTTGAATCCCTTCTTAGTGAGCAACTGCCCTTTAAGTTTGGCGTTGTGGACTAGGCTCTTGAGACTCTGTACGACAAGCTTTATATCTTCTGTATCTATCTCGTCTACATTCTTCTGAGTAAGGACATTAAGTTGACGGACTCTTTCATTAGGCAACTTTAATGCCGCCTCTGTAGCCTCATCTAACGCCTCAATACCGCCTGCGAGTTCAGTAGAAAGTCTCTGAGTAACCTGCTGTAAAGATTTAAGATCTGCACCGAGCAGTTGCTCTCTACCTGTCCTAGCTTTAACATCTAGTTCGCCGAATGTTTTAACCGCATCTGGCGGAGGTTCAAGTTGGGTAGATATTTTCTTGAGACTTATCTCGTCAATGATCTCTATGAGCTTCTCACGTTGCGGTGACGGGACTTTACCGAGGCGCACCTTACCAAGTCGGTTCTTAGACTCGATAGCCTTTATAGTGGTCTTAAGTTCTCCTACGGCAATCTTGCGTTCAAACTTATCTATGCCAGCCTCTACCTCATCCATTAGCTTTCTGACATTCTTAATGGTTTTTACTTTATTTGCCCTGCTAATGAAATCTGCTCTAAGTCCTTTAGGGATGGCCTTTATCATGGATATGGCGTCGTTACGTAGGAATTCCTTAAACTCTACAGTTTCACGTACTTTGGCTATCTTAGCCTTAGACCCTTCAATAGTCTGTTCAAGTTTTATACTGGACTTCTCTTTCAAGGCATCTATCGCTGCCTGCCTCTTTAGGATTTCCTTATCAAGAGCAATCTCTTTCTTGGCTATCTCTTGAGCTTTGGCCTTTGTTTTCTCAAACTGCTTTTCAGCCTTAAGTTCTTCTCGCTTAGTTCTCAGGTCAGCTATCTGGTTCTCTTTTGTCTGGAGTTGTTTCCTAATCTTCGGGTCCGCAACTATCCTTGTCCCTTGAACTCCCTTTGCCTCTTTGAATGTTATGTGCATTGGGCCAGCTTCTTCTGGTGATACCAGTTTAGGCGGTAGTACCTTAGATGTAACCTTCTTGGCTTCAAGCAATTTCTTTGCGGCCTCAATAGCGATGGCTTCTTTAGTCCTCGGTGCTTGCTTGATTATCTTCTTTAGTATCTTTCCTGGCTTCTCTATCTCAGCGAACCCAGGTCTAAATCCTGGCAGTGCTTTACGAGTTGGCCTGACAACCGATGTCACTGGCTTCTTTGGTTTAAAGTTTATGGCAGATTTAAACTGGTTTGGATTGGTGGACTTTAAGTGCTTGAGAATTGAAACTACTTCTTCATGAGATATCTTTAAGTCTGGATTATTGAATAGTATCTTATCTGCTTGCTTATTGACTGGGAGGTTTTTTATCTCATTAAACACAGCCTTCGCGCCAGAAAATATCACCTCAAGAGTAGCGCCTGTCAATGCGCCTATGCCAGTAGCCAGTGCTATGTCTTCGGCTCTACTGTCGAATGTTTCACCTGCTTCTGGTGCTTGCAATGCAGTAAGTAGACCTGATTTTGTGCCAACCCCCAATGCAGCTTTAACTGTCTTCGGCAATGAGGTAAATACTTTAGCTTTACTAATGTCAGGTAACGCTGCGAAGTGTATCACTGATGCCGCTATGCCGCCAGTCTCTCCGCCTATTCTTGCCAGAAGGGTAGGGTCTTGAGCTACGACCTGTTCTCTGACTCTCGCCATCGACCTTATCCATATAGACTCATCGCCCTTGGGTATACCCAACAACGCCTCTGTAGGGCTGAAACCCTTGCGACTTGTGAATTCAGGGAGACTAAATGCCAGTTTATTAAAGAAGTCAGTTCCGATAAGGGCTGTCAAGGGGAAATCTCTAACAGACTCTATGGCCTGTGGGATAGTTTCTTTAATCCTAATCTCATCGCTAACTGCCTTTTGGATGCCATCACCGAACTCAAGCGGCTTATTCTCTATGGTCTCAAGGATAACCTTTAGGTCTTCCAGTGCCATACCTTTAACTTTATCCACCATCTTCTGATCTGGCTCTACTTCTAACTCAACATCAGACGGGTCTGCTCCTGCTTGTGGGAAATCCAAGAACGGTACAACGAAATCAGCGAGAGGGTCTCCTGTTACTTCTCTTTCTATTCCGAGGAAGTCCTTAACTACATTAACCCTCTTTGTTTCATCTAGCTTAATCGACTCTCTGACAGTAGGAACTTTCTCTCCGCCTACGATTCCTATTTCGTCTAAAACATTTCTCGGTATGAACTGACCAGTATTCCTCCACCACATGTCCAGTCTTTGCTGTTTCTCTCCCTCTTTTGGCGGGAACAAATCATTGGCCCCCATAGAATTACTGAGGTCATTTTGTGCCGCCTCTATTCTTTCGGTCGTCCATTCGCCTGTCAATGAGTCTTGGTCTTTGGCGAATGGTATCCACGACAAGTCAAACCCAGCAGTATCTTCGACTAATGTGTCGACGGACAGTGGGTCTGCACCAGCCTGCTCAAAGTCAATGAACGGAGCGTCCTCTGGAGGCAATGATTGCTCTATATTGCCAGCAGTTACAGCATCCTCGGCTATGAAATTGTCAAGTTGTTCGTCTGTTATCATTTAAACTGTTCCTTCAACCTATTGAAGAATCCTTCTTTAATATCTACTTTCTTTTTCCCTTTTGTATTTTTAACTGAACCTGAGCCAGACACTTCAAATATGCCTAGTGATACAGCTTCGTCTAGCAACGCCTTAGCCTCTGCCCTTCTGCCTTGCTTTAGCAATGCACCAACATTCTTCTTCAATGCGGTCTGTTGATCTTCTAAACTTTCAGCCAATCTCAACTGCCTTGCTGATGCTACTCTCAACTGTTGCTCTTCTGACATTGAGTATTTTCTCATAAGCCTATTAACTTCCGAGTCTACTTGCTTTTTGTCATATTTCCCAGTTCTAAACTTATCATTCAATTCGATAACTGCTTTATTTGCAAAGTCTTTCAGTATCTCTTCTGATTCCTCTGCTCCAAATAGATTAGGTTGCTTTTCAATTGAGTCTCTAAGTAACTTCTCTCTGCCTTTGAGCATAGCCGTTCTTTGCCGTGTCTCGCCATCCCCGGCCTCCTCAGATGCAGCAAACAGTCCGTTAATAAAGCCTTTTCCGTCCGTAGTGTTTATTGGCGAACTCTTGGCTATTAGATTATAAAATTCTAACGCACTAGTGAAGGACATATCTCCTGTTTTGACGTTAGATATAAGGGCAAGTGCCTGTATTCTTGTCTGGTCTGATGTTATCACGTTGTCCTTGTAACTCTTCACAGACGCAATATAGGAGTTTGCTAGTTTTATTTGCTTATTCTTTTCCGTCTCATCCATTGGTAATGAGTTTATAAATGTCTGTATATCGCTAAGTTCATCGTTATTGAGCTTTTTATTTATATCATTAACAGAAGACTTAGTTGCTTCTTCAAGTTTAAGTTTGCCTTCTGCCCTGCGATTCGACACTCTAGTCTTATATTCAGACTCAGCCTCTTGTTTGTCTTCTTCTGGTATATCACTTGCCTCAATAATATCAAATCCAGCATCGAGGTCTCCATCTGGATTCTCTGGAGTCACAGTAGCTTGCCATGCCTTAAAAGCAATACCCTGTGCAATTCCGATAGACCTGCCCTTGAGCACCTTCTCTACCGCTATCTCGTTCTGCAATAGCTCCTTAGCGGCTTCTTCTTCGGTCAATACTCCAGTAACATCTCTAGCCATCTCCGTCATCAGATTAGCCATGTCAAGGTTTGTAGACTGTATGGCACTTGCTCTGTTAGTGATGTGGTCGGCCTCGATGTTAGATTTTGATTTCTGCAAACCAAGAATCTTAACGTCTGACTCCCATCTATCTATGTTACGGCCAATGATATCATTAAACCTCTTAGCACCGACTCCGCTTTCGGGCTTTAATGTCTTGATAGATTCAATAGTTTTATCGAACCCCTCTTGGTAAGTCTTAGGGTCGTTATTAAACGCAAGCCCAGCCTTGAACTCCCTCATCTGCGACTCTGCCTGAGTAGCCGCTGTAGCCGCCTCACTTGCTCCATTAGCTAGTTCTATCTGCTGTATAGCATCAGTCAATGAGCCTATGCCTTGGCCTAATGCGGCTAATCCTTGAGCCTCTATACCTTGTCCGGTAGAGGCTATGCTTTGTGGTATTACAGCACCCGACACTGCACCTGATGGAGTTACTTGTCTTGTATGTGTTGGTATTCTAGTCATAAATAATCCTATTTGCCTAAGCCAAATGATGCTCTTGTTGGACCTGTAGTCTTAGGTGATCCGAACCCTTGACTTCTCGCAATCCCCACGCTACCTACCGTGCCTGCTGCAATTCCTACAGATTGCAGGATAGACGCTCTACTGGCCGCTCTACCTCTAGACTTTGCTGCACTACCCTCTGCTCTGAATATACCAGCTTGAGCTTTTGAGGTTCCAGCACGTATTACACCCTCCCTGAGAAGGGTCAGCCTGTCAGCTTCAAGGTTCTGCGCTGTGTCTACTATCACGCTTAGCGGTGAGCCTCTCAGTGCGACGCCTGACTTGGCTATAGCGGTCCTTTGGCGGGACTTGAGTGCTTTGCCCTGTCTCTCTAGCCTGATTGCTTCTGCTGCGGCAGCAGTGCGTTGCTCCTCTGCCTGTCGCTCTGCTAGTTGTGCGTTGCGTTGGGCTATCTTCTCTTGGAATTTACCTTGAGCCTTGGCCTGTTGTCCCTGTTGGACAGTAGATACCGTTGCTATTGAACCTGCTACTATTAGTCCAATAGTCACTGGGTCGTGCCGGTTGAATAGCTGAGACTTTCCAAGTGGCATTGGTATCTCAAGATAGCCCCATCCTAGTTTTAGTTCTTTATATATCATTTTATCCTCGCATACAAGATACAGTCTATTTGATCTGGTGTGTACTTCTTTGCGATACCTTCTGGCGTAAACCCTAGATGCCTGAATAGCGTGTGTGCCTGTGGAAAGTCCGTCCTGCACCAGCCCTGTAATCTTACAAAGTCATTATCGTCAATCAGTTGCTTAAGTCCCTTAAGTATGACTTCACCAGTCCTCATCGGGAATCTATGTACTTCTGGAGATAGCATTAACCATACCTCGCCAACGCCGTTCCACATCTTCCTTATTCCACCACACCCAACTATTATACCATCAACTAATCCTGTCACGCTAAGTCCATGCTCTTCTGTTTGAGCAGAAAGCTCATTGATGTTCTGGTCTCCAAAGACCATACCAATGTCGCCCTCTTTAATCCCATCGCCAACTATCCAAAGCATATCTTCTGCTTTGAATGGCCTAACTTCTGTTCTTTCGGCTAGGCTAATCATTGTTGGCTCCTATGTCGTAGGTAAACGATAGGACTGTCATGGGCAAAGGCTGAGTCTGTTTCGCTACAATATCAGTATCTCTTGTATATCCGCCTGGAATCGATACTTTTTTGAATCCAGTGAATAACGAAGTCGACTTAGATATGTCTTCTTGTCTTGAATCATCAGGACCGATGGTTCCGCCAATAGTCTCAAATACATTAGCGATCATTTTGTTGATTCGCTTAGTCGTAGACAGTCCTGTTCCTTCTATGTCGATGTCCATTGGGATCAGAGTTGAATCATAGCCCAAGCCTACTTGATATTTGGTCGCTGTAGTCTCTGCGGTTATCTGTCCACCTGAAACAACCTTAGTTGCCTGGGCTAACCCATCGCCAAGAACTTGAACTGTCTCTCCTTCAAGATGGTCTAATCCTGTTATTGTAGTATCCCCACCCGTATCAGTTATGTACGAGTCAAGGAACTTATAGTCTGATGCACTAGTGGCAAGTTCTCTCTGGTTGAATCTCTCAATGTACCGAACTGTCCCACCGTCAATAGTTCGCTTGACAGAAATCCATACTTCATCTTCTGATCTCGTTCCGCCATATATCACAGCAACAGATTCTATCTCACTGTCAGATGTAGAATCTACCGTAACAGTTCTATACCAGCTAAATACATTCTGGTCTCGTTCGTAAGTCATTGCGCATATTTGACCGTCAGTTCTGATACACCACAGGGTAGGGTCTGGTGTTCTCTGGAATGCAACCTCTAATATACCGTCACCTGTTATATGGTTGGCAAATACTGTCAGGTCGTCTGCTTTGTAGGAGTCAGAATCAAAGTTATATAAAAACTCACGTACTTTCTTACCGCCTCGCTGAATGAACAATGTAGCCTGGTTAACCAGCAGTGCCGCTATATCTTCTGATCCGTAGGTTGTCTGGAGTTTTGCCCTCACGTTAGTTGGGGTAAGAGCTTCTTCTTGCTTCGATGCACCGAGCAAGTGTTCACCTCCAACTGTACCCATTATCAATATCTCTTTAGAAAGCATCCAACGTATTCTGTTCTGTTGACCTGTTCCAACTAAAGTGAATTGTATGCCATCTCCGTCATCAACGCCAAGCTCAAAGTTCTCGAAGTCTCCAACTGCGCTGCCCCATGTAGTGAGAGGCTCTGATAGATTGCCAGCGAAGGTAAGTCTTTCTTCGGCTGAAATCTTAACATCTATCGGATATCCCCTTCGGTTAGAGAATGAACCCTCTGAGAATCTATGCGTCGGGTCTGTACTTCCAAGTGTTGTTAGGACTCTCGCTGTTGCTGACGTTGGACTTGATACTGTCAATATCTCAACTATTCCAATATGAGATGTATCTCTTATAGAGAGTTGAATACTAGCGATTCCAGTACCATCAGCGACAGATACCCTTGTCCTGTAAATTGCATTAGCGTTGTCTTCTGTTTCTGATGCCACTGTGTTTTTGTTAGCCTTAGATGTCGTAGTAAATACTGTCTCGTAAGTTACTTCATCGTCATAACTTCTCTCGATAACTATCGACGAAGGACCGCCAGTTCCCCATGTTCCGTTGGTAGTGTAGTCCCATGTGACACCTTTTGGTATTTCAAGGGTAGCAGATACAGCGTTTAGCACCGCCGAATCTAACTCTGCTGATATACTCGGAGTATTGCTGGCATGGACAAGTTTAAATAAAGCACCAGTCTGGCTCTTGGAAGTAGAGAGGTTACCACTTGGCTCATGTCCTGCTATGTTTCCTTCCACAAAGATATTCTCTCCATTGGCCGTTAAGGTTATATCGCCCGTAATTCCTGATGGAGTTATGGTTATTTCAGTATCTGAATTCGGGTCTCTAAATGGGCCTGTTTTAAGGTCGATTACCCTTAATGTCCAATCGGTATCACTGAACCTCGAAAGAAGTCTTGTTTCGTAGTCTGGGTGAGAGATAAACATTACATCTGCTGATTGTTCAAACTTTAATGCTGGAATATCTGCCGTTAGGTATGGAGATTTAATTTCGTATATGAAGTTACCGGCGAAGATGGCGGCTACTTCTGTTGAGGTTAGAGCTCTGTTAAAGATAGCAGTGCTATCTAATTTGTCTGCCGTAATCAAACCCAGCCCATCACCCGCTACAATACGCGCACCGATATAGACTTCTGTATCTGTATCCTCCATTGCGGTATATGTTCCAGTTGATGAAGTCGTACTAGCAACAGATGTACCGTCTACATACAAAGTAACTCCATCCGCCGCAGAAGAACCGCCGCTTCCATCGTAGGTCATTACGATATGTCTCCATCCATTAGCCATACCAGAATCAGTAAATTTTCTTTGCGCCGCTGAAGCCGACTGATCAAAGATAACCACTTGGTATCCCTTATTGGCTTCTATCTCTATCCACCATTCTCTTTCGTTTGTATGTGTATTGTCTTTTGCTATGAGCGTAGTAAAAGGGCTAGAGTTAGTTATAAAAACCCACATAGATACACTGAAGGCGCTATCGTCAGATCCGTCCCCAAAACTAAGCGATGGGCTGTCTCCGATAGACACAGCATATAGCCCAGCCATATCGAAACTGCCAGAGCCAACATTCCCTGTGTCTGCAACGACTGATGTATTTATATTACCCAAGGACGAGTCTACCAATGTCCCAATAAAAGCCTCTGCCCCAGCCGAGTCATTAACTGTGGCATTATCGTCATCCTCTTCCATAGCCCAGTGAGCTATCATACCGTCAATTGACTGTAGATTATCTGTCGTGGATGTCTGCGTTAGTATCTCTCCGTCTTTGAAGAACCGGATAGACTGATTAGAAAATTCGAGTATATATGTATCGTCAACGGAATGTTCGAAAGGAACAAGCCTTGACTTCAAATCGTTATTCTTTGCTTCGGTAATAAACTCTAATCCCGGTCTACGCTCTGCCCCGCCATAGATCAATGGGATAAAGTTCTCCATCGTCTTGCAACCAGAACCATATTTCTCCTGGTCGTTCCTTGAGTCCATCAAGGGAGAGAGTTCACCAGCATTAAACGATTGTGTTATTTTATGTAGTTTAGGCATTTATCACCAGTAAGACATGAATACTGCCATGTCGCCAACCGAGGTTAATATTTCAATATACCAGAATCTGTAACCTGCTGAGTCTATCCAAACAGAGCTTACGCTATTGCCACCAGCAGTAGTAGCCTCTACGTCCTTTATCCATCTCTCGGCAGTCACTACGAGAGTATCCGCCCAGAACTTATTCGTAGCGTCAAGCCCGTTATGTGGATATTTAATTACCGCCTGAGAACCTAGTACACCAGTACCTTCTGCCGCTAATCTAGCAGGGCCATTCTCATTCTTCCATGCGTACAAATTCCAAGTAAAAGGATCATCGTTAGCATTTCCACCCGCAAAGAAGAACTCTATCCCATTAGTCAAGTTGTCTGCAATAACCTTTGTACTGCTATTGTCTACAGTAGGGTCAAGCTGGATAACATTCAATAGATCAACAGTACCAGTAGGCATATTGCCGAAGTTACCCTTAGTAGTTAGGCTGTCAGAGAACGAGGAGTCTGCCGCCGCTTCTGGCCTTGCTACAAATAACTTATGGAATGGAGTAGTCAGATTCATTATACACCGTAAATAGTTACATCAGCCGTGATGGTTGTGCCGGGGTCTGTAGCTGTGAGTGACAGTATAAAGTTTTGCCCTGCAAGTTGATTCTGCCCAAATTCTGTACCATCAGCAGCGAATACATATGTCGCTCCGTCAACGTCCGAAGTTGTATACAGTTCGTTCCCAGCGGAGTCTTGAATAGCCAATGTCATAGTTGCCGCACCTGCGGAGTATGTAGCTACAATGCTCGTTATAATACCGTTGACATTGACCGCACTGGTATCTTCATTGGTTTCACCGTTAGCCCAGCTCATTTGGTCTAGCGTACAACTCCACACAGGCTTCTCTGGGGTATTACCTCTAAAATCTCTGATTGTATTTAGTATTGCCGCCATTATATAAACCTTCCTGCGCCCGGTATATTGGGCAAATTAAAACCATTATTAAGTCCATTATTAAATCCTCCTCTATGACCACGAAGAACCCATGATTGATCTTGCTCTTGTACAAACTTCTCTCTTGCGTCCATACCCTTCGCTCTTGGTAGGTACACTTCTTCTATTTCTTCTGTAAGTCTATCCTGCAATCTTTGACTTTGAGTCCTAGTATACAATAAATGTATCGCCAACTGCCGCCATAAAACATCTACGAAGTGAGGTGGAAAATCAGTTACTGTTAAGTCAGCCAAAACTCTTATGTAGTCCATCTCAACATCGTCATTCACCAGATTTGTCAGTATCCAATTTCCTTTACGAGTCCAATCAGGAACTGGTACGCCGCCGTCACGCATCTCTGTAACTCTAATTGAAGCAGGGCGGGCAAATCTATACTTATACCGCTTGGATGTCCACTGTGCCGTGCCTGTGGCATCGTCAGCGACAAACGTAGCGGTAATATAAAAAGAATCTACATCTACTTTCGTAACAGTGAATTCGCCGTTGTAACTTGTTGTACCAGTGATACATGCTAGGTCGCCTGTAACTAATCCATGTGTCGTAGACGAAACTAAGACCGTTCCGGCCACAGTGCCTGAATAATCTGCAAATGCCGTTATCGCTGTATTATCGACATTAACATCTGATATATCCCATCTTGCAAACAACCATCCTTCTTCTGGGCCAATACCTAATGTCTGAGCTACGACAGTTTCCCATATAGCATTGAACTCATCAGCAGATGTTGTGCCGTCAGTATCGACATCAGTAAACGCTTGTTCTCCAATGCGTATCATTGACATGTTGGCTAATTCAGTTTTAGTACTCATATCAACCTCTTAAGTATGGACGCGCCCGAAGACGCGCCCTTATTACTATAGTGTAATTACTGTAGCTGCGGTACTTGATGTCGTTCCATAAGCACCTATAACAATCCAACCAACAGTGTCGTCAACATATCTAAGCGTAAGCCCGTCACCAACTACCGTTAATACAGCAGTAGCCCATCCAGTAGCGGTTACTGGAGTTATTGTACCTGCACCGCCATCGGTAGTGACTGACATAGCAAGTTCTTGTCCAGCAGTCCCGTCTGCAAGCGTATAGGCAGATGCAGCACCTGTCGTTATAGACACATAAGAATGTGTTATCGGTATTGCACCATTTGCTGACGACTTAGTTGTGGCTCCCTGTGGCTGGACTATACAAGTCTTAGCCCAATTAAGAGCGTCGTCCTTAGTTGGATTACCTGTCCACATGTACCCATTGACAAAGAGTTTTTTTACTACATCTCTTAGTATAAATGCCATGATTTATTCCTTAAAGTTATGGGGCAGACAATTAAGCCTGCCCCTGTTTTAATTAAGTGATGTTAGACAGAGTCTTCTGAGTGCCAAAATCAGACTCTGAACCTTGGTCGAGCCACGCATCAACAGTTCCGCCGCCATCGAAGGTGTCGGTGATATCGTAGTACATACCAATATACCTTTCCCTGTCAACGTCAACGGGGAGTCGCTGTCTAATTACCTGGTAGCCATCGACCATAGTGGCCTGAGCTATTGCTCCAGAAGTAATCATAGCGGTTCCGCTGTTAATTGAGGTTGCAGCCGAGTGAGTATAAAGTACAAAGTTTATACTCGTACCAGTCTCTGGCTGATTACCAATAACAACATTAAGCCAGATTTCACCATTACCCCAATTCACATCAGAGTTGGTAAGGTCTAGCACATTAGTAGATTGAGCGTCAGTGGTAAGCACTTGTGCGTCACTGAATTCGCCAATAATATCATACATAGCCATAATATGACCCTTTCTTAAGTGAGGATAGCCTCGGTGTTAGTTAGCGATTGCTTGTCCATCCGGCGAACAGGCATGTCTTGGAACATCAACTGAGGACGACCGAACGGTGAGTTCATGTCCCACAATACGTTCTGCTTGTCCTTAGCAAGAATCTGTAGCTGAGTGAAAACAGTTTCATTACAGTACATAGAAATAGTTCCAGGTGTCTGGAAGTTATTTCTAATCTGAATAATCTTGTCTTCGTCAAGAGTGTTAGTCGTGCCAGCAACAGAGTCGATATTAGCGAGGCGTTTGACTGATCGTTCGTCTTCAACGACCAGACCAACTTCCCAACTGAACTCAGTAATGAACGCCCAAATCTGGGCAGTAATGCCAGCCGCAGCCGCAGTATTGTCAGCGTTGGTAAGTTGAAGACCTTTATCTTCTTTCTTAAGTCCACCGCCTGTACTATTGCGAGGATATACAAGGTAAGTCTTGCCTGGCCCCCACTGAACAAACCATACCGAAGTATTGTCCGAACCAGTAGTATTGCCATTATTAAGAACATAACTTGCATCCGCAGCACCTGTGCCAATATCGGCAGCACTAGAAAGAGTGTTGTATCGACTCTCGAAACCATTGAACTCTTCAGGAGAACCAGCCATACTACCGCTGATTACAGTCCTTGAGAACTCTTGTCCCATCGCTTCGATATAAGCTCTTTCCTGCTGTTGCCTTGCCTTCGCAGGATTCGGTTGTAGGTCAAGAACCTGCTGCGGTGCTTGATACCTTGCCCGCATAGTTGCGATACCTTCTCTGTGTTGCGTGATAAGACCTGCGGTTGGAGACCAACCTGCACCAACTTTTGTCCACGTTGGGACAGGCATGGTGGTTCGACGTGCCACTACATGAGATGTAATATCGTTAGCCTGTTGCACATGTGCATCGACAACCATATCATTAGTCTCATTTAGGACTTCTGCAACGTCTATAATCTCCTGATTGTGAGTCATCTGCGCAATATTGAGCAGATTTTCGCGACCCGTAAGAGTGTTTGTTGCCATGATTTAATTCCTTAATCATACATTTACATTGATCGTAGGAATTACCCGCAACGAACGGATTCTTACTACCTTAACGCTGGTCTGCGGCATGACTAACATGCTTGCTTTGCGGGTCTTTCGATTATCCGCCTAACTTGTACCTTGCTTTATCCTTACGGAACTTAGTACGTATGACCTCTCTGGGTGAAGTACTTTCTAGCTTTTACGCTATCTTCGTCAGAGCCATTCTTATACATATCTGGACTATCAGGGAATGACGGAACAAAATCAGTATCAAGAGGCGGTTGCCCATTACCCTTAATAAATACATCGTCCATCTGTTTCTTTCCAATATCTGCAAACATCTCAATGAATGCAGGTTCGTTCTTAAGCGATTCATACTTCGGCTGGTCGAGGATATTCCTTAAATCTTCGCTGGCATATTCTGTATACGCCCTAGAAGAAAGCTTAATATTCTCATCGTAAGCAGCACCCATCTTTTCATGGAGTATTCTATCGCTTTCTGTTTTGTGTCTCTCGTACTCAACGTCACTAGCCTCTGCGGTAGACTGTTTAATAGCTGATTCCATCTCGATATACTTCTCGGCCAGAGCAGAGAACTGTTCTTTTGATACGCCATTGTCAAATGCTGCTTGTGTCAAACTGCCGACTAATTCCTCGTTATAGGAGTTACCTTCTGCTAGCTCTGGCATAGCATATCCGGCGGCATCATCAGGTCTTCCAAGCTTGCCATAAAATGCACTCTTGTCTTCTGGAGTAGTATCTTCACCGGGAAGTTTCACTCTACCACCCATGCTCTTCTCAAGTTCTACATACCCTTTGGCGAGATTCTCTACACTATCAAACTTAGAAACACTTGCTCGATAGTCTTCCGATACTGCTTCGTTCCAATTCGTTGTTACGGGATTATCCAGTACTGCTGGGTCGCCTTCACTCATTCTCTTTCCTTTCAATTCTTGGTAAATTCATCAGGTCGGTTACGTACCGATCTATGTTTTCTATGTTGTACTTCCCTGTCTTTGTTAATATCGTCTTTACAAAGTTACTAACTGCTTGATCTTCTGCCGTATGTTCATAATCAAAGAACTTTGCCTCTATTAGCAGGTTAGCAAGAACTCGCTTGCCTGACTCACTTGAGAAACACGTTATGTAATAGTCTACTGTTTTATCTTCCATTAAACAGCCTCCGCTACTTGAGATATAACAGAGTTAGGTTCAACTGATTTGCTCAAGCCAGGTGCAACTTTGGCGGCTTCAAGAGCTAATTGCTGCTGCTGTGCCTTTTCTGCTGCCTCTGCTCTCGCCGTTCTTATTCCTTCTCTTGTTGCCTTGTCGTTAATTGCTATTTGTGGATAAGAGCCAGCTTCGACTATAATCTCCGACAGTTCATCTTTATTTATTATATCAAGCATCTCAGGTCCTAATGTGGCGGCAGACTGAGACAGGAGGCCAATAGTATCCTCTATTGGCTGAATCACTCTTATGCGACGTTGTGCTTGCGCCAGCGGGCCAGTGAGAATGAAGTTGATAGTCCCGCCTGCCTCTGCTATCTCTTCTGGCATAGGTGGCATACCAGCGTCCTCAGTAAATGCACCTCTGCGGTCTTCAATATCTGACACAATGTCGAATATCTTTCTTAGACCTTCAATGTAAAGTCTGTCAACTTGCGCACTCATCAGGCCAGCTTGCTCACCTTTAATTGCCATGATTTCGGTTGCTGTGGCTTCGCCCTGCCTACCAATGAATGCCCTAAAGAATTCAACTCTAAATTTATCTTCCATCGACCTTTGGAGTCTTTCCTGCTGGTCAATGCCTATCGGGTAGTTAATTCCTTGATTGATCGCGGATATTACTCGGTCTTTCTTGTCGTAGTAGTTATAACCATGAGGTTCTATTCTTACACGACCTCTCATCTCAGACGGTACATTTAAAGCAGGATCAACTGACTTATGTGCTGCCTGTAATAAGGTCATGCCAATCTGGTTCAGACTAAACACCTCTGTCAGTGCATCAGCAGAAGGGCTTCTTCCGTAAATCTCGTCTGAGTTCTTTCTGAATCTCCATACCGCATAAGGGTTAATATCAAAACCAGAATCTCTATTTATGAACGCTGTTTGGTTCCCACTACCCTCGCCTGCTTCTACATATACACTTCTAAACTCTTTATTCGTAGAAGTTCTTTTGCCAGGTATCCTATCCTTGTTCGGGAATACAGCATGTATGAATTGATATTGCTTGCTCGGTTCAGTTTCATTTGCCTGTGAAACCGTATCAGAAACTTTATCACCGAACATCTGAACAGCCTGCCTTGCTGTCATCATGAACTTGCGATGGATTGTATCAACCTCGCCAAACATATTCTCTGCTACAAATATTTCTCTTGGATGGACTGATAGATGTGCAATCCTACCAGTGCCTACCTCTTCTTGAGTAAATAGCGTAGCAGTACCAACAGACCCAGCATCTCTAAACCATTCAGGAAGTACCGCATAGAAATTCCCTCTGTCAAAAGCAGCGTACATCTTAAGATCGTAAGCTTGTAGCCATTGTCTTACGGAGTCGATTTTATTTAATACCGGATTACTCATTACACTCTTGAACCAGCGATTTGAAATTAAGAACCCCTGCATCCCATCAGCCCATGTATTCAATGCACCTAAAGGAGAACCGTCATATACATCTTGTCCAAGATTCTGACCCTTATCATCGTGCTGGCTATCTAAGCGTATCTGCGACCTACGAGGGTTTACGAAACGGGTAATGTCCTGCCAAAGACCTCTCTCGTAGAATTCGCGGATAGTCTCCATCTTGCCCTGTCTACGGAGTATGTCCATGCCCATCTTGTTCTGCTGGGTAGCATTATCAAACTCTACAACTGTTGGCACGAAAACCATGTCGTTATCCTAGTAGTGACTTCTTATTTGTTTCCAGTGGAGCTTCTGTAAGTATTGTACTCCGTCTGCCTCGTTGTGCTGTCAGCCTGCGTCTCTCGGCTTCACCTTTCTGAAGAGACTGTATATCAATATCCTCTGGCGTTGGAGATGGAGCAGGGGGGGGAGGCAGTTTACCGCCTCCTCCACTGCCTGTGAATCTATTGAACTGACTTTCAACTGGAGTAAATAGCTTCATATCTTATTCCTTATAAGCCCCACTTGAGAGGAGAGTAATCTGTTTGTTCTTGATAGCCACCGCCTACTGGTTGTAGTTCAAAGTCGCTTAGGTTCATTAAAGCCAAGAGAAGGTAATTTAAACAATGTCGATAATGTTCGTTCTTATCTCCAACCGGACGGTATCTGTAAACTCTGTCGCCAGTATCTGTATTAACCTCTAAGGTCTTGGCTGTATTGCATACTTCTTTTGCAAATATATTAACTTCTTCGCATTTACGTGGTATCTCAAGCTTGCCACTTCGCACCCACGACTGAGACTTGTCCATCATCTCTGTACGAGACACAACATATAATCCGCTTTCCTCGTCCGTCTTAACCATAACACGTTGTTTATCACGGTACTCCGAACCAAAGACCTTAACCCCAATACCGTCGCATCGCTTCTGGAACTTTCTAAATGACTCTTCGTAAGGTCGTAAACAAATAACAGCACTCTTGACATTGAACTGCTGAACAAGATCGAACAAAGCATCAAACCCAGAAATACGAGCCATATAGATTATCTTGGCTTTCTCTTCGCCCTTTTTCTCTGCTATAACAACACGGTTGGTCTTCATTATATCGGCGGCCATACATGTAGGAGTGACCGAAGTAGTCTTCATATTGTCGTTACCACAGCAACTAAACACGTCCTGCTGTACCAATCTATCTTCTATAGGGATATAAGCATGGCCTAAATACTTATTCATAAACAAGCCCATCATACTTTTATCAAGCTGGGCCTTTTCGTATTTCGCCATTACCAGGCTAAGATTACACTTTGGAGTTATGAAGTGAGATACATGATAGCCACTTACACCTTCCATTGGATAGTCTGGGTTATACCTCTCAGGGTATTTAGCAACATAATAACCATTATTTACATATATTTCTTTACCACATTTTATACACCCATAATACGGACTAAACTTGCCATGAGATGTCTCTTTTTTATATTTAACTGAATTCGGAAACTCGTCAGCGATACAAGTAAACTCATTACAAGCCTCGCACTTAACCATCCAATGCTTCTGATCGGACTCACCAAATATTCTATCAATACCAAAATCAGGAATAGTAGGAGTTCCAAGGTCTACAACTCTTTGTAAGTCTGAGCCAAGAAGTCTATCTTCGGTCATCTCAGCCATCTCGTCATCAAACAAGTCACGCTCGTCTCGAATAACTGAATCAGCCGGAGTAGACCGAACAGCATTAGAGTCCTTCTTACCCTGAATATTAGCCGTAGCCTTACAACCCAACAAAGAAAGCATTGCCTTGCCAACCTGCTTAATAGAAACACTATCAGTGCGCTTAAGGTGCTTCTTAATACAAGGGTTATCCCTAACTAGAGGAGTAAAGCGAGTCTTAGAAAAACCCTCAACCGCAACCTTGTCTGGGAAATAGTAAATAGAACCCTGTGGATAATACCGATATATCAAAGCATGAATCTCACGCAACATAAACGCAGTAGTAATACGAGCCTGCGCACCCTTAATAACAGCAATATGCCGGGCAGGGTCACGCATGATGTCGCCCATGTACTGACAACCATCCAGAGTGAACTCAATACCACCAAGTAGACGTACCTTGCTTCGCTCTGCCCAGAAACAGCAGTCAGCTTGCATCATCTTCTCTAGAAGTTTTGGGTCGTCTGTTATGTCCATGTCAGCCTTATAACATATGTTTGTTAGTTTGTCAAGATAATAATTAGAATGTTAAGTAAATAGTTAACTTATCTGTCTTTTATTTCTTGTAGATACTCATACGCCCTTTTAGTCCAGCAAGCGTCAAATAAAGCATCATGCTCATCCTTACCTATCTCTGGAAGTTTTGGATTACCTAGGCTATCGCACAGTTGCTTTACATCTTTAGTGTACATCGGCATACCTTCAGGTAAATCCATCATCGTACCAAATAACCAGCATAAAGCAACGTGGTCGTAATCTGCATAATAAGCCCATAGTTCAATAGGATGGTCTTTAGTAGGTAATATAAAGTCTATCACTGCGTCCCTAATCTCGCATCTCGGCATCCAAAACGATAGACTCTTAGGAGGCAACTTAGATATTACATTATCCTTAACCCAATCACTAGCCTTCGACTCGTCAAACTCATTCGAAATTGCATAGAAGCTTCGGCCGTTCTCGTCCACAATCCCAATACTTATCAGGTCAATACAGCCCGGATATTCGATAAATTCTGTATCGTAAAAGAACTTTCTTTTGCTCATAATCTAACCTCTCAATCCATAAGCACTAATTATCTGGTCCTGATCTCTACGACTCAGCGTAGAAGTCTTTACTATCTGATGAGCAAGGTCGGTATCGCCACAAGACACAGCCTGCTTAAACATGGTAGCGTCCGCGACAGCCTTAGCCTCAATGTACATTCGGTCTTTTTCGTTCATTCTTAACCTTCCTGAATATCCTGTCGTAGTTCTTCCTGTACCTATCTATGTCGCAGGGACGGGGTTTTGAGCCTTTGCCCATAATTAACCTAGATATAATAATAACTTAACAAAACAATAAACAACGCCCGTGAAAAATATAAAAAAAATAATGTTAGCCAAAATATATAACAAGATGAAAAACGAGGCTGAGAGTATATTACGCATACCAAAAAATCCCATTCTCAAATCTAGTACAGTCGTAGCCAAGATCAGTCAAAGCCTCTACGAGAACATCCTCGGCATCCCAATGAGCACACTCTGAGTCGTAACCGCAGTCGGGGAGGATGTCAGCTAGCTTCTGTTTGAATACTTCTTTGTCCATTGGACTACTCCTGTCCTTTATTTCTTGAGTGGGGTAAGCTTAAAATATCTCGCCTTAAACTTGTTGTGGATAAAGGCATGGCAGAGGTCTTGAATTGGCTAAATGACTTAGGTTTAACTGTGGACTCTATAGAGGATGACCCTACCCCCGGTTCCCCCTCCCCCACCCCTTGTCTTTTCGGATTCTTGTTTATCATGGCTGTACCTTCCATTGCGGTATCTTCTGTCCGTCTTCGGTCAGCTCCTTGCACGTCCATGTTATTAGCCTGTAGCATATCTCTGCATATTCGCTTGAAGCCTTCCATGCCTGCCCTGTGTAGGTGCTTACTGCTCGGTGTAGTTCTTGACTGGTCTTGGTGGCTGTGTCTGCTGTTGGCTGCCCTGTGGGTCGCATGACACCGCCTGGTAGCTTGGCTTTGGCCTTATCCCATTGTGTGTTGATTACGGGTGTTTGTTCGGGTTGCTCTAAATTCTTATCGTCCGTATTTCCAGAGCCTGAGAGGGGTTTTTGTTCGTTTTGGGGTGTAATTTCAGGCTCTTTTGTTACGGTTGGAGCATTATCAGTGGGATTTACACTGTCTTTTGCTATGGCTTGGTCTATTTCTTGTGTGGTTACTGGGTTGGTTCTGCCTCGATAAGCGGCCTGCTTGCAAGAGACCGAACAATACTTGCCTTTACCCGATACCGCTTTATTGCATTGTAAACAGTGTTTGCTCATTATCTAACTTCTCCCTTTATCTTCGATTCTATTATAACGCAACAGGAAGCCAGTGCGGGCTATTAGTCTCTATTTAGTACCATAGGTCGAGTGGACGTGAGCAATTGCCTACATCGGCCTCCTATGCGGTGTTTTCATGTAGTTTAGGCTTGCTCATACTGACCGCAAGCTCTCTAAGCCTTTCAAGCTCCTCAGTGGTGATCTTATCCGGTTCCTGCTTGTCAGTGCTTGCATCCTTGTCCATGCCATATAAGCGGGCAATGCCTGTAATAGCACTTACGCCGGAGCTAGGCTGGTTGTTTTGCTTGCTTAGGTCAAACATCTCAAGATACATTTCTTGTACCTTCTCTATCGTCATGTCGCCATCAACCGCATTTTTAGCCTGTATCTTAGCAATAGCTTCTTTTACTCGGTCATTATCAAATAGTTTAAGACCCACGTTGTTTGCATAAGAAGTGCTATATCCGGCGTCTAATAAGGCATCTACCTTGCGTAAGCCGTTAGTCATGTAATTACTTGCTATTAGCCCTGCTTTCTCTTTTGATAGTCTATTAGCCATTGATTAAGCCCTTGAATCTTGTCTTGTCGAATCCCTGCTCATTGGTGAATATATGCTTTTTATTGCTTAGTATCGCCCTTGCTGCCCTGTTGATCTCTTCTTTGGTTGCAAGTGCTTGTATTGTTGTATGGTCTTTTATGCTTGGCATGTTATCGCCTTCTCGGTGTTACGCCGTCACTACAGAATTCTTGTTTAATTTGCTTCTTGTATTCTTTATGTTGTTCTATGGCCTTTGTAATATCTCTGGCTGTTGTTATACGGTCAATTCTATTCTTTATCTCTGTGCCTGACATGCTTAAATCCCTTGTGTTTGTTGCTTTGTTTCTTATATTATACAGTGTGTTAACTGTTTGTCAAACTAATTCCAAGGGTTTTTGGTTTATTTTTACAGTCTATTCCCTATTTGCAGTAAAATGCAGTATTATAGTGGATTTGTTTAATGTTATTGGGTATATTTAACGATAGTAAGAGTATTGATGTTAATCGTATTTTATCTTAAGGGTTTTAATTATGGCAACGACAAGAGATGTCATCGAAACAATGAAACAAGCTATTGAGGATCATCCGCTTGTGTGCTCCGAGTGTGGATCATGGAAACATGCCAGCGAGATGATATGCGAACAATGCAGAATTGATATTACTGTTGAAAATACATCTACACTTTAATAAAGGGATTTAACCATGCAGACTATCGAAAGAACAATAGAAGTTACAAAACAGAATCGCACTAATAATATATATATCTGTTATATTGAGCTAGATCGCTTTGGTGTTTCGCTTGCCAAACGTGTATTATTTAGCAGTTGTGCAGATTACGAGCTTGATTCTAATCTTAAGCAGGCTGAAAACCTTAAACATATCTACTAACTATCGGAGTCATTATGTCACTAACTAAAAAAGAAGTCAAAGCAAATGCCGATGAGGCTTATATTCGATACGCCCGCTTAAGCAAGCTTGGATCATATCCTGGCAAGAACTTTGATCCAAAAAACGGGTCGTTTGACATTGAAAGAGATATTTGTAAATGCAACGCCCTTGAAGCTCACGGTGAGCACGTTGCTTATATGAATGTATATAACGCTATGTAGCCCCCCCCTCCCCCCTTGCCGATGTAATCCGGTCGTATGCTTCAATGCTAGCAAGGTGTTTAAATGTTAATTATCTTATTGAAAGGGTTTAAGAATGAATGCAATGAAATCAAAAGACGGGTTAAGAAGGTTTGATGTTACGATTAAAATCAGGGTTTCACTTTGGGATTTGCTTGTTGTGGCGTGCTCTTATACTGAACAAACAGACAAACGGCTCGCAAGTACCTCGGCCATCATCGCCGAATACAAAAAGACCACTTTAGAGTATGGGCAGTTTTGGGATACTGACATTTGGTGTGATGATTTTACAAAAGTTTGTAGGAATGAATTTCCTTATTATATCGACCTGATGGGGCTTTATTTCAATTCCCTAGATGTTGAGCATGCATACAAAACTCTTCAGATGTACTGTTAACCCTTTTAACCTTCAACCGGCCATCGGTTCTTATCGGTGTCCGATTAAATGTTAATCTTTTATTCTTATTAAGGGAGTATTGAAAAATGAGCATTTCAACAGACATTGCAACACGGTACAAAGAAGAACATGCCCTTATGCTATCGGCATTGAGTAATCTATCAATGGAGCATAAGCAAATGAACAACATGCTTACATCTCTTGGCAGGGGTGTGTCTGAGGACAGCGTTTCACCTGCTGGTATGGCCGAGGCTGCTATATTAACAGTCACAACAAAGGTTAAAATGAAATCCTAATTAAACCCTTCAACCAACCCGCCGGGCCTTCTCTCGGCTGGCTGTTAAATGGTTTTAATGTTAATTATGTTTAATCTTATGGAGTATGTATTATGAAAGAGTCAAAACTAGTAAAAAGTCAGTCTAAAAAGTTGCCCGCTATTAGATACACTGAAAACGGGTCAGTTTACAATCTGATTATATCATTGCGATATGATGACAATTGCGGTAATGGTCATAATTCGTTCGCTATTACTGCCGATATACGTTCAGGTACTCGATTAGAGGCTTGCGGTTGCTGTCATGACGATATAATCAAACATGCCCCTGAATACGCTCATCTTATTAAATGGCATTTATGTAGTTCTGACGGCCCTATGTATTATGTCGCTAATACTGTTTACAATGCAGATCAACATGGTCCCACTAAATGTCATATTAAATTCAATGACGAAAAAAACGGACTAACACAGTCTAGCCTTAAGTATTGCCAGATTAAAGAAGGTCAGGCAATAGTCGATTCTCACCCCGATCTATATTCTATGGAGATAGACTTATCTACTGCTAAAGAAGCCAACTATGACCATGCCCGTTCAAATGCCATATGGCCCGAAGCTACTGATGAAATGCTGGCTAGTCCTGACCTAAAGGACGCCCTAGATGCTCGCCTACCCTCCTTGCTGGCTGATTTTGCCGCTACAATGGAATCGCTAGGCTTTACCTATTAGATCGAAACGCCTTCGGGCGTCTACCGTTTGTTGCGGTACTGATGAGATCATTATATTAACCCCTTTTAAGGAGTATTAACGATGAAAAACCCAAAGATAGAATTTGAAGACACTGGCGAAGTCAAGTTATATGTCCGGTCAATGGGTAAAATGCTGCGAATTACTGCCGCTTTCACTGATACCGATAAAACAAATGATTATCTGGCTAAACATGACGATCAAGGTGTTGTTGCCGAAATTGAAAGCACTATCTTAATTGCTAACCTTTACGACAAAGGAATTTAGACGATGAGTTACTCACAGGCTATGAGATGGCATAAGAAGCACCCCAGAGGCGGCAAGGCTCAATATATGGGCTTTGATACCTCATCGGCCCCTATATTCCAGACAGAAGCGGAGATCAGAGAGTTTCACCGCACTAAATACCTTAGCTATCACTATAAGAACAAAACCAATAAAGATATAGTGCAGTCAGAAGACGCCTATGTTAAAACGTCCCAAGAATGTTACCAAAGAGATTTAATCAAATGGAATAATCGCTAACCCTCTCCCCTCTCACCGTGTCGGCGTGTGGCATTCAATTGCAATGAGGGGATTAACCTATTATAAAGAAAGGATTTATGAACATGTACACATCAACCATAATTGAATCAGTAATAGACTGCGGGCTTAAAAGCCTGTGTGACGAGGATATTAAAAACATCGAAAAAGACTTAAGAGGTGCTTTTGTCTTTGCTTTGCAAGACCAACAGTTTATAACCCTATTTGAGACCCTTCTAAAGAAAGCTCGAACTCACATTGCCAAGACTGACCCCCAATGCGGTCAACCTCACACACCAGCAACTCACCTTGACGACCGTATAGCACTTGCCTTACATAACCTTAAGAAGGCTAAAGAACAAAGGTATGACTTAATGCTGAAGATTTAAACCAGAAAGGGCGTTATCATGATTGATTTCTTTTTCCCCTTAACCGTGTTAATGTTTTATCGTATTGTAAGGAGATGCTTGTGAAAACTATTGTCGGATTACTATTAACCCTTATATTGCTGGCTTGGCTGGCAGAACAGGAACAAAATGAGCAAGAAAGATAATCGCTATGTCAATGTTAAACAGGTTGCCGAGATGTTCGGCTGTTGCGTCCGTAAAGTCCATTACATGCAAGCTGCCGGAGAACTGCCAAATACCTGTCATTTCCCTGGCGTTGGCTTTACAAGGTGGAAAAGGAAAGAGATCGAGCAGTTTATTGAAGATGGCTTTAATGCAGAATAGTTATGGACTTGTAAGAGAACTAACAGCCGCTTGGTGTATCCTGGCGGCTGTTTTTGTTTAACCTAGTAAGCCACTAAGCGGCATTACTCCACCACCTGCCCCGCCGCCTGCCTCGGCACATAAGGCTCCTATTGTATCACCTGTGCCGCCTACTCCTGCATCGTTAAGTATTGAGCTTTCCCCAGGCCTTAAGAATCCTGTTTCTCCTGGTGTCTCGCTTACAAAACCGGGGTCGCCTGAGATGTCGTTTTGGCTTGGTATTGTGCCTGTTAGGTCTGTTGCTGCTGTGCCGTTGCCGTCAAAGTGGTTGAAATCGAGATAAATACAGACATTCGGCGTGTCGTGCTGGAACTCTATTCCGTAGTCTACATTATCAACAAAAGAGTTGTTGTGTATAATATAACCGTTGTCACCTGTGTCATTACTAAGCTTAATTCCCGAACCAGTCCCATTGCCGTTACTGAAAAATGTATTGTTTGCGACAATTATACGCCCTGTAGTGTTAGAACCAAACAACATCCCATTTTCTAGGTTGTTATAAACTCTGGTATTTTTCAATATGCCTGTTGCGTTGTTGATCTCCCACGCATTGCCTCCACAGTCATGAATTGAACCACCCTCAACTAAGAAAGAGCCTCTATTGCCTGACGAGTGATTAATTCCATTAGACCCGGCTGTTATGCCATTGCCTGCGTGATGATTATTACAGTTCATAAAGAACCACGTAAAGACCACCGACCCCCTTACATTTATATTATGGCGAGTAGCATTGTGGATTTCGCAGTTCTCAAATACGTGGTAAACTGAATTATCGTCAGCACTGAATATCACATCAGTCGCACTGTCTCCACCGTCAAGGTCGAAACCGTACCATTGAGTATAGGTGCTAGCTGTAAAGAACTGTAATATGGCCGTTATTGCCGATGCTGTGTCTATTGTAACTGCACCATCTGACCTGATAAAACTGCTGTCACAGCTTATAGTCCTGACTTTTGTAGTCGTTGACCCTGATATATTGTTTATGTTGATGGTATCTGTTAAAGTGAGGGCGTCCACGGCATGAGCGTATATATCGAGATTGTTTATTGCATTTCCATCTGTCGCACCACAATCACTGCTTATATTATCAAGTGAGTCTTGCAGGTGGACTGTGGTGTCTAAGACGTTCCCTATCCCTCCGATAGAATAACTGATATTTTCATCAAGCGTAATGCCTGAAATCTGCCCGTTAAGTGAATCTGGTTCTATGGTTATGTCAACATTAGTCTGCACATTGACTATCTTATAGTAACCCGGAAAATTCAAAGCAGGGCTGTTAACGAAACAATACATGTCTATCAAAATACCAGTTGTGTCAGATATAGCAAGCGTTGGAAAGCTTATATTTCCATTCAGTACCGTAGAATCTGTGTTATCTGAGCTTATATAATCGCCGTCTGTACCGTAAAAAAGCGTTGCATCTCCCGCTGCATCCCATAAAGACTTAAGGAATACACCCGGAAAATCGAAATTCGCAGCAGAAAAGTCATTGACACTGCCAAACATTGTAACTACTGATTCAGCCATCATCTACCTCCAGCCACTCCCGAAACGCCCTTTTTAGCTTCTCCTTGCCTGTTAAGTGGCTTACACCCTGTAATGTAAGGTAATCCTCCATCTGGTCAAATCTTGTGAATAGTGCCGCTTT